AATTATTCTACAGCATACAAGGCGAAGGACGTTACATGGGTGTACCGTCCGTTTTCTTACGAACATTTGGTTGTAATTTTAAGTGTGCTGGTTTTGGTATGAGCCGAGGCATGATGAGTCAAGAAGCTGACGAAATTGCAAGTGTTTCTCATATGTTTACGAAATATGAAGATTTGCCGTTAGTCAGTACAGGGTGTGACAGCTATGCCAGTTGGCATCCTGACTTTAAAAATCTAAGTCCGGTGATGGAAACAGATGGAATTGCAGAACGTATTGCAGAAATACTTCCGCATAAAACGTGGGTTGACGAACACTTGGTTATTACTGGGGGTGAACCGTTGTTAGGTTGGCAACGTGCATATCCAGATTTGTTGGATCATGTTTACATGAAGCAATTGAAAGAAATTACTTTTGAAACAAATGGTACTCAATTGCTAACACCAGAATTTAAAGAATATTTGCAAGAATGGTCTATGCAGATTCCTGGAGAACGTTGTGTGACTTTCAGTGTCAGTGCCAAACTCAGTTGCAGTGGAGAAGCAAGACACGAAGCAATTAAACCCGAAGTTGTTAACGACTATCAAGATGCTGGCTATGTGTATTTGAAGTTTGTTGTTGCAACAGAAGATGATGCGGCAGAAGCAATTGAAACAGCGGACATTTATAGAGAAAACGGATTCACTGGTCCAGTATATCTAATGCCAGTTGGCGGTGTAGAAAGCGTCTATGCATTAAACAATCGGCGTGTTGCAGAACTTGCTATGAAAAACGGCTTGCGTTACAGCGACAGATTACAAGTGCCATTATTTAAAAATGAGTGGGGTACATAATGAAACAGTTTGTTAAACGTATTTTTGGTATCACCAAGCTAGAGGAAGAAAAAGCAGAATTGCAAACGGCTCGAGATAAAGCAATTGCTGAAACTTATTTGGCAAAACAACAAGAGGAACACGCAAAACTGACTCCAAAAGAACGTGCCACTGCCAAAGGAGAACCGTGGGTTGCTGTACTAGATACCCATGTGAACAAAGACAATATTAGAAATGGATTCTTTGAGCTTGACTGGAACGAGATATTTGTGTTAGAATTAAAACGTGCTGGATATGGATTTGATGGTGATCCAGACGAAGAGATCGTGGATCGTTGGTTTAGAGATTTGGCAAGAAATATGTTGGGCGAGGCTGGTGTTTCAGATCCCGGACGTGTAAATGCTGGATATATTAATGTAAGTAAATTACCAAATGGTAGGGCGCAAATAGAATGACACATATCATAGTTGATACTGCTAACACGTTTTTTCGTGCTAGACACGTGGTACAAGGCAGTGCTGATATTAAACTTGGCATGGCTTTCCACATTACTTTCAACTCTATTAAAAAAGCGTGGCAAGACTTTGGCGGTAGTCATGTGGTGTTCTGCCTCGAAGGCAGATCGTGGCGCAAAGACTTTTATAAACCTTACAAAGCCAATAGGCAAGAAACCAGAGCCGCAATGACGCAACGAGAACAAGATGAAGACAAATTGTTCTGGGAAGCATTTGACGAATTTAAAAAATTTGTTACAGAAAAGACCAACTGTACTGTGATGCAACATCCTAATCTAGAAGCTGATGATTTGATTGCTGGTTGGGTGCAAGCACATCCGCAAGACAAACACGTTATCATTTCAACAGATGGAGATTTTGCACAACTTATTAGTAGCAATGTAAGTCAGTACAATGGTGTAGGAGATTTACATATCACACACGAAGGTACATTTGATGCAAAAGGTAAACCAGTCAAAGACAAAAAGACAGGCGAACCCAAAGCCGCACAAGATCCAGAATGGATGCTGTTTGAAAAATGTATGCGTGGTGATACCAGTGATAATGTCTTCTCAGCGTATCCAGGTGTGCGTACTAAAGGTTCTAAAAACAAGGTTGGTCTTACTGAAGCGTTCGAAGATCGTAACAGCAAGGGCTATGCGTGGAACAATCTCATGCTTCAGAGATGGTCTGACCACAACGGTGTAGAACATCGTGTGTTAGAAGATTATCAGCGCAACATACAACTATGTGACCTTACAGCGCAACCCGCAGAAATTAAACAAAAGATTGTAGAAACAATACGAATAAATGCAATTCCCAAAACAGTAGATCAAGTGGGTATCCGTATGTTAAAATTCTGTAATACATGGGACATGAAAAAGATTTCTGATAATATACAAACGTATGCTGAGCCATTCCAAGCTAGGTATCAAGGAACTATTCAAAATGAAATGTAATTTTTGTGATCGGGACGTTGTTGCAAATTGCGATTGGAATCAAGGAAGGTGTCCTCATCGGGCTCCAATGCTGACAGATTATCATTTTAGATATTTCAATTTGTTACAAACAATTAAAGGATGGTTTAAAAAATGACAGAGATTTATGCAAAGCCCATTGTGGATGGCAAATTTTGGATTGTAGAAAAGGATGGCTCTAAAATTGCCACGCTACATAAAAAAGAAAATAATAAATTTGTTTTGAGTAGTACCAACGGCGAAGTAATGTTTAATAAAAAACAAGACCTTACCAAACAGTTTGGAGATGGATTTTTCCTATCTAGCAGTAAAGTTAAGGTCAGTGTTACCTCTTCAGAAGAAGAAAATTTTGAATGCCACGGTTACCCAGTATTGTGTGAACCGTTTAACAGTATGTACGATGTGAGACGTAAATTGGCATTGTTTACAAAATCTAATGCCAGTAAAAGTTTGTACTGTGCTGGTTATTATATCATTAAATTTAACAAAGGATGGGTCAAGAGTTTTTGTCCAAAAGCAATTACTATTGAACGATATCCTTTCAAAGGACCGTTTAAAGATAAGCTAGAAATGAAGGCAGTGTTATCAAATGCAAAATCCTATTAATTTAACTCCCATAACACAATTTGTTCAGCTACTTCGTGTAGCTGAACTTAACCAACAAAAAGAACTTAAACTAACTATACAGCAAGCACGGTTACTTAATCTTGCGTTAACTGAGACGTTGGATAAATTAAATAGAGATTGGGAAACATTGTACAATGCCCTTAAAAATACACAAGACACAGAAACAATAACTGTTGCCATGGATGGCGGAGGCTTCGTAGAGCCTAAATAAAAAGATAAATATATGCGTACTTATCAAGAGACGCATATTATGAGCAGACCCAAACCAAAAGTATTGTTAGAATACACTAACAAAAAAACTTACAAATCTGAACAGATTTTAGAATCTGAAGCCATTTGGGCTGTGTTTTATAAGAATGAACCGTTTAATCTAAAATCGTTTAACAGCCTTACCAGCTATCCGGGCCCCAAATACAAAAAGACCAGTTTTTCAAATCCTGGACACGCATTGAATCTTGCCAAAAAATTAAATTTAACATTTGGTACTGAAGATTTTCAAGTTATTAAATTGACTGCTGGCACTGTGGTAAAATGATAAGCCGACTTGCATTAACCAAAGTATTTTTACAACAATGGGGTAAGAGTACAGATGATGCAAATTTAGAGTTGTATGGAAGACGATGGTGGCAGTCAAATCGAGTCAACAAGCCCAACGCATTCAGACTAAGCGACGAAGGTTATGAGTTTTTAACAAAAACATTAGAAATTCAGATGTACGAAATTCCATTTACTGAGCCAATTGAACTCAGTCCTCAAACAATCATATTTTTGGAAAAATATATCGATTGCCCATACTACTTAACAAACCAAAGTATTACTGTATTTTCCGAACGTAAAAGTTTTGAATTGTACTTGTTTTCGGACGATATTCGAAAATTTGGTTTGGTTAAGGCCATGACTGAACGCCAAAAAGAATCTTAACTTTTGGTTAAATTCAGGTATACTACTTGAAGAAATGCTTGACTTAGTTGCGGTTATGCCATATAATATACACATAGCTTAATTTTTTAACCCCGCTAACTTAAGATAGGAAACAGTATGAGCGAGATCCTTAGCCGCACAGTTGGTCCAAAAAACGCAAAAAAATCTTTGCGCAAGGCCTTTAAAAACAAACGTCCAATTTTCCTATGGGGTCCTCCCGGAATTGGTAAATCGGACATCATCAAACAACTTGGTGATGAACTGGAAGCTCACGTAATTGATGTACGTTTGAGCTTGTGGGAACCTACTGACATTAAAGGTATTCCATATTTTGACTCAAACATTAACAAAATGGTTTGGGCTCCTCCCAGCGAATTGCCAGATGCAGAAATGGCAAAACAGCATAAGACTATTATCTTGTTCATGGACGAAATGAATAGTGCGGCTCCTAGTGTACAGGCCGCGGCTTATCAGTTGATTTTG